GGACGCGCAATGACAATGTACATTCCTATCAAGCAGCCAGGGGATACTGGCCCAAAACCGATGATGGCAAAGATAGAGAAAACCAGAAGGCATTTAAATTGCGCTGCATTCATCGTTCAGAGCTTAATGTGGGGAGGTGATTGATTTGGCACAGGGAAAATTTTCGTGTTTTTGGCTGGAGGGTGCGTGTAGTGCGGGATTGAGGGGTTTTTAGGGAATTTTTCGTTTTGCGAATTTTGCGCTGGGAGTTATTGGATTTTGCGCATTTTTTGGCACTGGTCGGTTATTGATTGATCGGGAGTTAAACGGGAGTGATTCGCGGAGCTTTGGGGTGTTAAATTCAGGCCGCGTTAACGGTGCTGCATGATCCATTTGTAAATTTCCTCGATGTCGGCGTCTGACAGCATGGTCAGGGAGTTGACGCCGTAGGTTTGTTGCAGGTATTTGATTTTTTCTTCTTCGAGGCCCAGGCCAAAACAGCGCTCCCGGATCGCGGTGATGTGCGCCGTTCGCCAGGCGGTTGATTTTGCCGTTGCTGCCTTTTCTATTATTATGTGCGTGTGCTCGATCGTGTGCGCATCCCCGGATATTTCTATAGTCAGCTTTTTGTTCTTTTTTTCTGTTGCAAAGTGATTGATTAACTTATTCATATCTTTAGCTTTTTTATTCATTTTCCAATTAATTCAAAAAACCTCTTTGTTGTGTCTTCTTTGTTGAGCCTGGCATCCATCTGATGTTCATAAAGCAGCTGGATTAAAAGCGCCTTGCGATCTGGGCGCATTTCCAGGTCGCGTTGATTTAGGTTGGTTTCCACGGCTTCGATCACTTCCAGCAGCAATTGAGGATTTAACGGAGGCTCTGCCGCCCGTCTTTCTCTGTCTGTTCTTCTCTCCGCTACGCCTTCTTTCATTTGCTCAATCGTTCTGGCGGGATTATGCGGATACCTGCGCTCCACCTGGACTTCTATGTCTGCTTCGCCTGGGCGCATTTCCCCTTCACCCGTCGCCAGCCATAACAGATTTACATTCCTAGCCTTAGCAATGGCAATTAGATTGCGTCGTGCTGGATCTGAGGCGTCTTTACTCCATTTTCTCGCTACTGACTCAGATACGCCGCACGAATGTGCGAACGAGGCATAGCCTCCCGCCTCAGTGATTAGTAGGCTGACTCTATCCGCAAATCCGTCCGAGTTTATTTGGCTATCTTGGACATTTTGTTCTATACGTTCGTGCATTTGTCCGAGTTCCTTTATCTTGTTGTTTTACATATAAATAGTTGCATGTCTATCGCGCATGTTCGTACAAACAAACTCGGACATAACGGACAAACGTAAATAAATATTTTACGTTCGTGTTGACCTCGTTACTTTTGTACTGTACGATTAGCCCATGAACTCGTTAAACAGCACAAAAAAAACCAGCCATACAGACTGGCATCCGGCCGACATTGTGGCCGCCTTGCGCAAGTCCGGATGGTCATTGCGGCAATTGTCGATGCACTACGGATTGAAGCCAGGCGTGCTGAAAAATGCACTGGCTGTGCCTTATCCGAACGGCGAGCGATTAATCGCGGCGGCAGTCGGCGTCAAGCCGGAGGAAATCTGGCCGTCGCGCTACGACAAAGACGGAAACCCCAATAGAGGTCGGCGTTTGCGCGGTTTTAAGAATGTTAACACCGCGCAAAAAATCTGCAACGTAAAAGTTAACGGTGGCTAAAGACATGAGACAAGTCAGAGACGAAAAGACGTTAGACATTTTCGCGATTCCCGAGGCGCACAATTGCGCGCCCGGCGATTGCACTTACAGCCGCGAGGTCGCGCAATGCGTCAGCGTTATCCTCGCCGAGTGCAGAACTGGCGATCGTTACGCCATCTGCGCGGAGTTGTCGCGGGTATCGGGCAAGGACGTAAGCAAGCATATGTTGGATGCGTATGCCAGCCCGGCGCGGCTCGATCACGCGCTGCCGTTCTGGCTGGGGCCGGTGCTGGAGGAAGTCTGCCAATCGCACGTTTTGACCGATTGGCTGGTCCAGAAGCGCGGCGGCCGGGTCGCCTACGGCAAGGAAGCGCTGAAACAGGAGCTGGGCAAGCTGGTGATGACGCGGGATTCGGCGATGAAGGATCTGAACAAACGGATCAAGATCATCGAGAGATTGTTAGGGAGTGAGCAATGAAGGATAGGTATTTCAGCGCCAAGGAGTTGGCCGGATTGCCTGGAATGCCAGAAACAGACAGGCACGTTCGGCGTATTGCTGAAGATGAAAAATGGCCTCAGCGCAAGCGCCCTGGCCAAGGCGGCGGCAAGGAATACAAAGCATCGGCATTGCCGATAGAAACACAAACGGCATTGGCCATGAAAATTGCCAACGCCATCACAGAAGCAACTTTAAAGAGGGAAAACGATGGAAAACCTAACGCCACAATGTCCGATGCTGATTCCAGAAATGCATCAGGAGTATATGGAAATATTGGACAATCTAAATATTCGTCAAGTTCGGCTGATGATATGGGTTCTGGATCGGGACAACGATCAGGAAGCGTGCCTGAATCACTCGATGACGGTGCGGGACTGTCGATTAATGCTGGAGGAGTTGGAGCTTCAGGAAATGGAGCTGATCTGGCTAGACGAGAACAATTACTGGCAACTGACGGAAAGGGGGTTGCTGGCCACCAGTCTTTGGATGTCGATTCTGCACCAGGAGATTCAGGACGCGCTGTTAAGCCATGCACCGAGAAGCAACGCAACATAGGCCGGTCCGTGCGTTTTATCGTGGAATGGATTGAACAATTCCCAGGATCGAAGACAAAGGCGGTCAAAGCGATTAACAAGGGCTATCGCGACGGTACTTTGCCGGGCCCCATTATGACGGCGTTGGAACAGTGCAAGCATAAGGCATCCGGCAAGGCAAAAACCAGCGACATGATCACCTTATCCACTTACAACAAGTGGAAAAAACGGGGAGAAAACCAAGGCGATTTCATCCCGCAAGTGCGCGAAAAGGATTTTACCGTGCTGCCCTGGCATGTCGCCACCGTGGCTTTATTGAAGCGGCCGCAAGGCAGCACTCTAAAGTGGGTGCATGCGGAATTGGTGAAACAGTTTGGCGAGGCCGCGCCCAGCTATCATGCGCTGCGTCGGTGGAGGCAGGATAAATACAGCAAAAAAGACCAGTTAAAAGGCCGATACACCGGTTCGCAATTACGTTCGCAATTGTTTTATCAGCATCGCACTGCCGAGGGATTGATGCCGGCGACTTTGGTCCATGCGGACGGCTGGAACACGCACTTTAACGCGCCGCATCCGGTCACCGGTGAGTTTGTCACTTACGAGGTTTGGCACTTCCACGATGTCGCGACACGCTATGTCAGCGAGCCCGGCATCGGCATGACAGAAAACGCGCATGTGATCATGAAAGGCTTGGAAAACTTTGTGCGTGAATTGGGCGTCCCTGCTCGACTGCAAACCGATAGCACGAAGGTGGTGAAAGGCTCTGACAAGTTTACCAAGGCGCTGCATTCTTTGGAGGAACGTCTGGGCTTTACCTGGTCGCATCCGTCCGAGGTCGGCAATTCGCAAGCGAACGGCATCGCCGAAAACTTTAACACCAGTTGGTTGGATAAGCGTTCGCGGGAGCTGGCGACGTATCAGAACAAAAAGAGCATGGACGATCTGACGTTCAAAAGAATTAAAAAGCTGACCGCGCAAATGATCAAGGCCGCCAATAACAACGACGCAGCCTTGCAAGCGCAGAAAAAGAAGGAGATCGAAAGGGCCGGGAAAGGTCTGGTTTTTGGCAGTTTTACAGAGGCATGCGCATGGATCGTTCAGATCTGTCGTGAGTTCAACGAACGACCGCATAGTAGTTTGCCGAAAATATTTGACCCGGAGCTAAAGAAAAAGCGCCATCAAACCCCGCGCGAGGCGGTGCAGGAGCATATCGATAATGGCTGGCGTCCTGTTGCGCTGGACGAGCAAGAACTGGTCGACGCTTTCCGTCCGCATGTCGTGGTGACGGTGACGCGCGAAACCGTAACGCCTTGGGGTGGCATGCGCTACAGAAACACCATGCATTTGGGGCATTTCAATGGCGAGAAAGTGATGGTGGCTTATGACATCGCCGATTATTCCAAGGTTTGGGTCAAGGATTTGGACGGCGCCTTGATTTGCGAGGCCGAATTTGTCGAAGCGACACGCTATCACGCGCAAAGCGCACAGATGGCCGACGAGGAAAAGCGGGCGGCAGCGCAGTTGAAACGGCTGGAAAACAAGGGAGAGACGATTAAGGCGAGGATGCCTGGAAACGTGATCGATGGTGCGTTGGAGGTGTTGCCAGCGCATGAAATTCCGGGAATGCGGGAATCAGCTCGCATCGTGGAAGAAAAACACTCAGCGGAGCCGGTTGCAGCCGTCCCGCTGAGAGATCAACCCAGAGAACGCTATCTATTCTGGCGCACTCTGGACGAACGCGTGAAGGCCGGAGAAGAACTTTACGGCGATCTTCACGATTTTCATAAGGCATTTCCGAATACCCACGACTGGCGCAGCTGGAATGCTTTTTATAACGGCGACCTGTTTAAGGCCGCTCAACCTTGAGGCTTCAAATGATAACAGAAACACGAACGCCTGGCATAGCCCGGATCGGAAATATTGCTCAATGCCAAGCGGCATTGGAGCGCGCGATCTCGCGCAGCGCCAACCTTCCGGGCCTGGTTTGCTTTTACGGCCCGTCCGGCTGGGGCAAGTCGCTGAGCAGCAACTACCTGTGCAACACCCAGCGCGGCTATTACGTGCAGGTCAAATCGATCTGGTCGAAAAAGGTCTTTCTGAGCAAGATTCTGGGCGAGATGGGCATCAAGCCGGCGCATACGACCGGCGAAATGCTGGACCAGGTATGCGATCAACTGTCCGCCTCCGGCCGGCCGCTGGTGATCGACGAGATGGATCACCTGGTCGACAAGAACGCGGTCGAGCTGGTGCGCGACATCTACGAAGGCTCGCAAGCGCCGATCCTGATCATCGGCGAGGAGCAATTGCCGCAAAAGCTGAAGAAGTTCGAGCGTTTTCACGGCCGGGTCTTGGCTTTCGTGCCGGCGCTGCCGGTCACCTTGGCCGATGCCCACGAATTGGCGCAGGTTTACGCGCAAGGCGTGCAATGCGGCGAGGATCTGCTGGCGCATCTGGTGCACGAATCGCACGGATCGGTGCGTCGGGTCTGCGTGAACCTGGACCAGGCACGCGAGGAAGCGGCGGCGCATGGCGTCAAGGCGATCGACCTGGCCTGGTGCCAACAGCATGGTGTTAAGTTCTACACCGGCGAAGCGCCAAAAAGGAGGGTTTAACGCATGGCTTTTATCAGGACTTTCGAAGATCAGGCGTTGGATGCGCTGGGCTGTCTTGCTGTCAGCGACACAGTGACGGACGGAGAGTTGTTTGTCGGCATCAAAATGGTGGACGCCGACAATCTGCAAAAAGTACGGGCAGTTTTTGCACTGAACCGCGCGGAAACCAAGGCGCTGGTGATGATGCTGACGGAAGCGTTGAATAGGGAGGCTCGTCGTGTCCACTAAAAATAGTTGTAATTGCAGAAGCGATATCGAAGCTCGAATGCTTGCATTATTTGCCGAGAAGAACCCGCAAGCGACAGATCATAGGGTCAATTTGACGGGATATGCATTTTTGATTTCAGACCTCGATATCGACATGAAAGGATGCATGCCGATGGAACTGAGCGCGAAGTTCCCATTAAGAAACGGCGGATTTAAGGAAAAAACACAAAAACAGAACATGATGTTCAATTACTGCCCCTTCTGCGGGGAGAAATATCCGGTGAAAGAGGGGGAAAAAAATGACGCGAAATAGGAAGCCAGCGCACCTGGAATACGCCGGCGGCAAAAGCCCGCGGCAGCGCATTTGGGAGAAGATAAGGGCTTATAACGCAGGTCAGGCCGAGCCGTTTACGGCGACTCGATTGATTGGCGATCTGCCAGGCACGATAGCGAAAGATACAACGCGAACGTATATCAAGGCGCTTGTGGCTGGCGGTTATTTGGAGGCTGTCGGAAATTTTTACCGGCTGATAAAAGACAACGGCGTCGAAGCGCCGAGGATAAAAAAAGACGGTAGCCCCGTCACCCAGGGCCGAGTCCAGGAGAATTTGTGGCGCACGCTGCGCGCCCTGGCCCATCCGGTCACCTATCTGGAGCTGGCGGCGATGGCGACCACCGACGAGCATCCGGTTGCGCCATCCTTCGCCCGCGATTACCTGGGCAATCTGGACAAGGCCGGCTATCTGCTGAAACGTGATGGCAAAAAATATCAGCTCAAACCGGCGATGAACACTGGCCCAAGGCCGCCGATGGTGCAGCGGATCAGCCAGATTTACGACCCGAACCTCGGCAAAGTGGTGTGGAGCAAGGGAGGCGACGATGAGTGATCCGCGCCTTGTACAACTGCAACGAGCCGTCGCCGAAAGCTCGGTTACGGCGGTCGCGAACAAGCTCGGCATTCCGCGCTGCACGGTCAGCCTGGTGAACGGCGAGAAGTATCCGGCCAACCCGGAGAACATCCTGCGCCGCTTCGACGAGGTGTGGAACGGCATCGACTGCCCGCATTTGGCGCGGCAATTGACCCGCGCCGAATGCGACGCCTTCAGCGACCGGCCCCGGCCCAATCAACCGCTTGGCCTGCAACACTGGCGCGCCTGCCAGGCGTGCCAGCACAACCTTAAGAGGAAAGACCATGAAGCCTAAATGCCGTTATCCCGACATGACCTTGGTGCGCCGGCAAGTCAACGCCGTCATGGCGGCGCTGACCGACCTGGTCAACATGGGCGTGGAAGTGCAGAACGTCACCTTCCGCCAGCCCGCGCCGGTGATCGAGGTCAGCTATTGCCGGGGCTGCGAAACGATCCATCACAGCTTCAAGGGGCGCGGCCGCAACACCGACGGCAAGCTCTACGTCCGCCGCGTCGCCCTGCTGCGCGGCTGCACGATCGAATGGAGCGAGGAAACGCCATGAAAGCCGGCACCTTGATCCTTGCGTTTTCCGTCTCGGCTTTGCTGTGGGCGCTGCTGTTTTTACTGATCGCCAGCGTGCCGGCAATCAACCTGTTAATCGATTTACTTTTGCAAACGGAGGAATGATGGAAGCAAAAACAAGCGTCCCGCCCGGCTATCGCGCCGACAGCTATGGACGACTGGTGCCGGAGGCGGCGATAAAACCGCTGGATTTGCTGCGCGACGACACGGTGGCCGGGATTATCCGGAACGCCATCGGCGTGCAAGGGCAAATGCGGGCATTCAAGACCCAGGCGTTGTCCGACATCGCGGCGTTCGTCGAGCTGTCCGCCGAGCAATACGACACCAAATGGGGCGGCAAAAAGGGCAATTTGTCGCTGGTCAGCTACGACGGCAAATACAAAGTGCTGTTGGCCGTGAGCGACTGTCTGGCGTTCGACGAGCGCCTGCAGGTTGCCAAATCGCTGATCGACGAATGCATCCACGAATGGGCGGCCGACAGCAATGTCGAGATCCGCACGCTGATCGAGCACGCGTTTCAGACCGACAAGCAGGGCAACATCAACACCGCCCGCGTATTCAGCCTGATGCGGGTGAAGATCGAGCATCCAAAATGGAAGCAGGCGATGGAAGCGCTGAAGGACAGCATTCAGATCACCAGCACCAGCCAGTACCTGCGGCTGTACGAACGAGTCGGCGAAACCGAACAGTATCGGCAGATTGCAATGGATATTGCGGGCTTATAACGACAACCATACCACAAGCGAGAAAACACATGACTAAGAAAGAACTGATCGACAGATTGGAGAAACTCAACCCCAAATTCAGCAAAGCGGCAATCGAAAATCTGCTGGACGATTTGGCCGCGACCGCCATTGAAGAGCTTGACTAGAACGAAGAATTCACCCTGCCTGGTATCGGCAAACTGCACGTCGCCGAAACCGCAGAGCGAGAAGGCCGCAACCCGCAAACCGGAGAAACGCTGCACATCCCAGCGAAGAGGCGCGTTAAGTTCAGCGCGACCAAGGCGCTTAAAGACCATCTCAACGCCTGATCATTCGGCCCCACCTGGGGCAAGGACGCCCCTTTTTTCGGAGGAACTATGGGACAAACGATTACATTGGTCGCCCTATCGATACACATGGGCTTCGATTCCGGCAACCGGATGACGCGCTACATCGCGGCGCTGTGCGAGCAGAAAGGCGTCGAGCCGTTTCCGGATCCGATCGAGAAATCGCAGGGCGGACAAATCCTGACCTACGATTTTGACGAGGCAATGGCCTGGTTCGACAAATATTACTCGCGCCGCGCCTACCAGTTTAACCGCCTGGCGCAGCGCTTCATTCGCGGCGAGTACGATAGGCCGGAATTGCAGTAGCAATACCGGATGAAGAAGATCGCGGCCAAGCATTGCATGAGGGCGGCGTGATGGCGACCGACTGGCAAAAGATCAAACAGGACTTATCGTGCACCTATGGCAGCGTTTATCTGCGTTGCGACGGCTATTTGGTTTATGCGCACATGACTCGGCACAAGATGAAGCTGCTCATCGAGGTGTATGTGAACGGATTGATTAGAGGCGAATGGATGTTTTTCGGCAAGGAAAGCGAAAAAGACAAAATAGGAGATATCGCCCGGAAATTCTACTGTCTAGCTCTGGTTAGAGAGCAGAAACGAGCAAAGGATTACGTCAAGACGATGGAAAAGATTTACGGCAAGCGCGAGTGCAAGAAACGGGGACTGTATGACCGTAATGTGTGCGCGCAACCGTGGTTTAAAACACCCTCCGCGTTCGTCTCCCATATCAAGAAAAATAACGAATCGGTCGAGATCATCGACCGCGAAACGCACGACAGCGAACTGGAAGCCCTGAAGGTAAAAAATGCCGAGCCCGCATAGCAACAAATTCAAGCAGGCCGAGCTGGCCAAGATCCACATTGCCAAGAAAGAGCTGGGCATGGACGACAGCACCTACCGCGCCATGCTCAAGCAGGTTGCCGGCGTCGACTCCAGCAAGGATTTATCCGCCCAGGGCCGCGCCCTGGTGCTGGAGCATTTGAAAAAGGCCGGATTCCAGGGCAAGCATCCCGGCAAGCCGAACAACCTGCCGTCCAGTTCGCCGCGCTCGGCCAAACTGGGCAAGATCGAGGCGCTGCTGGCCGATGGCAAATTGCCTTGGGCTTATGCGGTGGCGATCGCGGGGCGCATGTACGACAAGGAGCGGCTGGAATTCTGCTCGGATGACGAGCTGACCGGCATCATCACGGCGCTGGTGAAAGATCAAAAGAAACGCGAGCAATAGGAGAAAAAGTGATGCCTTCGCATAACAACAAGAAAATGCGGCCAGAAACAGTAGCTGCTTTGAAAAGTATATTTGATCACCAGTTGATTAATGCCGAATTTGAAGCCCATCTGGTAGCTATCAGCGTGGCAACCATTTTGGCATTGCGTCAAGTTGCTGGGGATGAATTTGTAAAGGGCTTATTGACAGGCGCCTTACAAGATATCGAAGAAGGCAATGACTATATCGTGGCCCGCCTGGGCAAACGAAAAGTTAACCATTAAAACCGATGAGCCTCATGGACATAGCAGACACCGCACAACAAAACGAAGAAATCATGCACCGCGCCAGCATGCAGCAATCACGGCGCGAAACGACCGACGCGATCGCAACCGGCGCAAGCCTGTTTTGCGAGGAACCCTTGCCGCCCGGCGCGCGCTGGTGCGGGCCGGAATGCCGCGACGATTGGCAGCGGGATAACGCATGAGCAAGAAGCGCTTCATTCAGGCGGTCGTGATCCGCTCGTTGCCCGCCCACGGCAAACTGACCGAAGCCGTGCACTATGCGGAAAACCTGTGGGACGGCCTGACCCAGCTCGGCTACGGCGCCGACAAAGGCGAACCGCGCGACAGCCGCGACTTTTATGCCGACCTGAACGAGCGGCAACGGCGCCTGTTCGTACAGTTCTGGCGCGCCTTCGATTACAAGAAGGACCGCAACGGCGCGGCGATGCGCTGGGGCCAGTTGGGCGACATGACCGACGCGCAGGCGAAGCTGATCATCGACGCGGCACGCAAGGAAGCGCAGAAACAACTGCCGCCCGGTCAGGCGCGCAAGATGGCGCAAGGCTGGCTGTTCGAAAAGCGCTGGCTCGATTATGCGCCGGAGCCGGCCGCCGAGCAACGCCGGCAAAACCATGCGGTGCAAAGCCTGGTCGCCGAGCTTGAGCACGTTAAACGTCTGTACGAGCTGAAGCCGAACGAGGCATTGTTAATGCAAATCGAAAAGCTCGAAGCGACGATCGCCGAGGTCTCTCGTGGCTAAGTTCGATCACGTCGACCCAGGCCTTTTGCCCAGCCGCATCGCCGACCTGGTCGATGTGGTCGGGCCGAAGGCCGCCTTGACGATCGTCGAACTGCGCGGCGGCGCGCGCCTGTACGTGCCGAACAAAGCCACGGCCGAACATTGGCTGGCCGAGCACATCGGCATCGAGGCCTTGCAACAGCTGAGCAAGATTTACGGCGGCGAATGGATGGAGGTAGACCGCTGCGCGGCCCTGCTCCGCGCCGCTTTTGAAGCGAAAGTGGTCGCGGAATTCGACCGCGGCGCCAGCAATTGCGAGCTGGCCCTGCGCTACGGCTATACCGAGCGCGGCATCAGGAAATTGCGCAAGCGCGTGGAAGAGCGCGAGCCGTCGCCGAATTTGGATTTGTTTGAAGAATTATGACCGACCGCGAATGGCTGCTGGCATGGGGATTTCAGCGAGAACCATATCGAGCAATTCATCGAGAAGGTCGGCATTGTCCTCGATGGCGCCGACGACAAGAATGCGAATATCGAATGGAGGGCCATGATGTTTGCATTGGCGGAATTGAAGAAGAGTCAACAGCGCCGCTAATCCTATCCGTTGACAAGCGCCTTGAATACCCGTTAAATGCAGGGCTTTTTTAATGTTAGGAGGTTGTGATGAATAAGTTTTTGCAAGTGATGGGGGTTGTTTTTGGGGGATTTCTTATTTTGATTATGTGGTTTATGACCACCGATAGTATGCGAGATAACAAAATAGGACGATGCGCACTGTCTATATCGAAAAATGACAAGGACATGGTTCGGCAGGATTGCGCGGGTTTAGACGTGGATCAGACGAAAGCGTCTATTACACTGGCCAAGGAAATCGAGCCGGAATTAAGAGGCATGGATTTGTATGAATACATCGCGAAAGAGACGAATCCTCCACCCGTTTCAGCTCCGCAAGCGGTCATAGCAGAGCAGCCGCTTTCAGTTCCAGTTGTAGAGCCCGCGCCTGTTCCAGAAAAACAGGCGGATTTGACAATGACGCCGAATGAGCTGGTCAAAGCCGAGCATGCGAACAAGGCCAGATTCATTCGCGACATCGTCGGCAAAACCGTAAAAATTACCGGCAAGGTTAGACACGTCAGCGACGGCTTCTTCGATTTTGAGGCGGCGCAAAGTCTAGCCGGTAGCTGGACGGTTTACACCAGCGACAATGCGTTTTTAGCTGATTTGGACGCAGGAAAAACCGTTACAGTCATCTGCAAAGTGGAAGACGCGCCGATCATGGGCGGTCATTCTCGCTGCGCCGATTAAGTTTGACAATGTAAAACCGAGAGGCTAGGCTATCCATACGGTTTTTGCATAGACACAGAGCCCCACGGAACTCGTTCCGGCGGGGCTTTTTTATTGCCTGCAGGTAACCTATCGCTCAACATCACTGAGCGATAGCCATGTCAAAAACGCCTACAACCATCGGCCCGGCCGGTCTCCATATCATCAAACAGATGGAATCGTGCCGCCTGCGCCCGTATCTGTGCCCGGCCAACAAGTTGACCATCGGCTGGGGCCATATGCTGATGCCGAAATGGGATGCGGCGCTGTTCCGCATCGAGCCCCCCACGTTACGGGCGGTGATCGACGAATGCCAACATCTTCGCTTCGTGACTCGGTATGCCCGGCAGTTGTCCATCACCCAGGAAGTCGCCGACAAGCTGCTCGATCGCGACGCCAACCAAACCGCGCTGTTCCTCAGCTCTACCACGCGCGTTCCGCTCAATCAGCATCAATTCGATGCGCTCTGCTCGTTCATCTTCAATATCGGCCAAGGCCAGTATGCCGAATCGACGCTGCGTAAAAAACTGAACGCAGGCGATTACGCGGGCGCGGCCAACGAGTTCGAGCGCTGGATTTACGGCACGGTAGACGGCAAAAAAGCCGTCCTGCCGGGCCTGGTTGCCCGCCGGCAAGCCGAACGGGCGTTGTTTGAAACCCCGGAGTCATCATGAAGAAGTTCAATCTTATTTCAGCCGTTTTTACGATCTTTATCTCGATCGCACTGTTATCGATCTGCGCCTCAGTGCGGGCCGAGCCGAAATTCAACGCGCTCGATCCCCGCGATCCGCAGTATGCCGAATACCAGACCAACCTCTGCCAAGGCACGCTGGAAGTCTACAACAAGCTGCATGCGGAAAAATACTGGCTCGATCACCTCGATCCGAAACTGGCCAGCAAATCCCCGGCACAGCGCGAGGATTGGGTGGTCAATTACGTCATCACGGCCAGCCTGAGCGATACCTGGCGCTATCGATACACCGCCAATTGCGGCGGCGGATCGCAGTTTATGGGCGAATACGACGATCCCGGCAATGCCGGCGCATCGACGATCAATCAGTACGAGCGCGAACAGGCCAGGCGCAAAAGCCCAGGCAACCATAACCGGACGGCACCCGACGAGGACGAGACATGAGCGGCTGGAAAACCAAACTGGCGGCGGCGCTCTCGATCCTTTACGGGCTGGGCGGCTGGCTGACCGGCCTGCATGGGCCGGACGAGGCGATGAACTACGCGATCGCCGGCCTGGGCATGCTTGGCATGGGCCACAAAATCGAAAAAGTGGGGAACACCATTGAAAAAGCACAAACCGCGGAGTTGCTGGATCTGGTCAAGCGTAATCTGGTTGAGCCTCAGCCTGACGGCGTGCGGGCCGACCATCAAGATCGAAGGCACGGCAGCGGCTAAACCGCCGGTCTGTGTGCAAATCCCCGCGCCCGCGCCGCTGGCGCGGGACATCAAGCTGGAAATGGTCGGCGGCGAATTGCGCACTTGTAATGCGGGTTGCGAAACGCTGATCCGCCAATATACGGGAACCCGCGAGGCGATTCTTGAGGCATGGCCGCCGTAGGGTGCGCATTGCGCACCTTTTTTTGGGGGGCGACATGACTATTTTGAAAATGGTGCGCGGTGCGCACCCTACGTGGATGCTGTTGTTGGTGTTAACCGGCTGCGCGAGTCCTTGCCGGTTAACACTGAACTATCCGGGCGACCTGCATAAACCGATTGCGCTGTACTCGTTTCAACCGGGCGTGGCGTGTATTTACTGATTTTATTGACCGACGAGAACCGATGGAAATTAAATTGAACGGCAAGATCACCGGCATCGAGGCCGCCGATCTCGACGATATCGAAGCCAGCGAGACGCTGATTATCGAGGCAGCCATTGATCTGAGCGAAGACCTGACCAAGCGGCTGCACGAGGTCAAGCTGAACCGCCTGGTGCGCTTCTGCCAAACCGGGAGATTCGAATGAAGGTCAAGGCCGTAGCGATCAACAGTTTTGCCCAGTTCATGCTGGGCAGCGACACATTCAAGAAAATCCTGCACATCGTGACCGTGCTCAATGCCCGCAACCTGAGCGGCGAGGAGAAACGCCGGGCCGCGCTGGAAGAGATCAAGACCATCGCCGGTGACCTGGCCGCCTGGGCGGTCAACCTCGGCATCGAGCTGGCCGTGGCGTATTTGAAGAGCCTGGCGAAATAAACCCAAGGGGCGGTAATGGACTATTCAGCGGCAAAATTCTGGTTCGACGTGGTGCAAACGGTCTTGATCGCAGTGATCGGGCTGCAAAATTGGTTTGGCAAGCGCCACGCGGCGACCGAGGCTGACATCAAGGCATTGAAAACCGACATCGATAGCAAATTGAACGCCCAGGCCGAACGCCTGACCCGCGTCGAGCAGGATCTGGAGCATGTGCCGGACAAGCAGGATTTCATCCGCGTGCATGAGCGCCTCGATAAAGTCAGCGCCGATCTGGCGAAGCTGACCGGCGAGACCCATTCCTCCAAGGAATTGCTGCAAACCATCCACCGCTACCTGATGGACCACAAATGAGCGATTTCAACCAATTCGAAACCCAACGCCGCCGCCTGGCCATCCTGGCCGTGCTGAGCTTTTCCGGCGGCTACCGCATGCCGCTGCGCTCGATCCGCGACCAAGTCGAGCAGATCGGCTATGCCGCGTCCCCGGACCGCATCGCCACCGATTGCGCCTGGCTGGCTGAGCAGGATCAACTAGCCGTTAACAATGGCATCGCGATCCTGAACGAGCGCGGACGCTCGACCGTGAATGGCTGGAGCGCCACGCCGGGGATTTCGCGGCCGACGCCGGGCGAGATCGATGACATGAAACACGTGATCGTGCAGGCCGGCATCGCCGCCGCGCAAGCCGCGCTGAGAGGGGAATGATGATGATCAGTCAATTCGTAGGCCGGATAAGCGCAGCGCATCCGGCGAACAGGGTCATGCCGGATGCGCTATCGCTTATCCGGCCTACGCCGTGGATGTGAGCAATGGCGCATGACGACAACATCAAGCGCAAGGTCCGCGCCGCCTACATTTACGACTGCGTCGAGCTGACCACGGCCGCCGGCATCAACCAGGTGCCGCTGCCGACTGCCCGGCGCTGGAAGCTGGACGCGAAAAAGGCCGGCGACGATTGGGACAAGGCGCGCGGCGCGCAATTGCTTGCCGGCGGTGCTGTCGACGACGTGGTGCGGCAAACTCTGACCATGATGATCCGCAACGTGCAGGCGACGATGAGCCAGATCGAACTGGACGGCGAAATGACGCCGGACAAAAAGGTCGCCTTGCTGGCTACCGCGTCCGACGCGTTCAGCAAAAACGCCGCTGCCCTGCGTAGATTCGCTCCGGAAACCGACGCGCTGGCGATTCGCCTGGACGTGTTGAAGAAGTTGGCCGAGTTCATTCATGGGCGCTTTCCGCAACATAAAGAGGCGTTCGCGGAGATTTTGCAGCCGTTCGGAGAGGTGTTGGCGGATGGCTAAAACCTCCACCAAAGAATTCCTCAAAGGCATCGGCCAGCTCGCCGACTCGTTCCGCCAGCGGATCGAGTCGGAGGTGGACGGCTTTGCCGCCGATCCCAAGGCAAGCGCCGAGCGCCGTTTGCGCGCCCAGGGCGATTTCGAGTTCTTCTGCAAAACGTACTTTCCGCACTATGTAAAGAAGTCGAATTCGGTCCTGCACGATTATCTATACCAGCGCCTGCCGGAAATCGCCGACTCCAAGGAAGCCGAAACCGACGCGATCGCCGCACCTCGCGGCGAGGCCAAATCGACCATCACCAGCCAGTTGTTCGTGCTGTGGTGCGTCATCACCGGCCGCAAGAAATACCCGATGATCGGCATGGATGCGTTCGACCAGGCGGCGATCATGCTGGAAGCGATCAAGGCCGAGCTGGAATTTAACCCGCGTTTGTCGCTGGACTTTCCCGAAGCGATGGGCCGCGGCCGCGTGTGGCAAACGGGCGTGATCGTAACCGCGAACAACGTCAAGATCGAGGCGGTCGGCCGCGGCAAGCGTATCCGGGGACGCCGGCACGGTCCATACCGTCCGGACCTGTTCATTGGCGACGATCTGGAAAACGACGAGAACGTCAACACGCCGGATCAGCGCGACAAATTGCAAAGCTGGCTGACCAAGGCGGTGCTGAAACTCGGCGGAGCCGGCGAAAAGTTCGACGTGATCGTGATCGGCACAATCCTGCATTACGACTCGGTGCTGAACCGGCTGCTGAAGAACACACTCTGGCGTTCAAAAAAGTTTAAGGCGGTAATCCAGTGGCCGGACAACATGGACCTGTGGGACCGCTGGGAAGAGCTGCTGCTGAACGTCAGCGAAGAAGCCGCCGGCGCGTTTTACCGGGATAACGAGGCGGCGATGAACGCCGGCGCGATCGTATCCTGGCCGGCCGGGCGGCCCTTGGTCGCATTGATGAAGCTGCGCGCCCGCGACGGCCACGCCGCCTTCGATTCCGAATTGCAGAACGATCCGCTCAGCGACGACGACGCGCCGTTCGCGGCCTGCATCAACTTCTGGGTCAACCGCCTGGCCGACTGGATTTTTTACGGCGCCTGCGATCCGTCGCTCGGCAAGAAAGGCGCAAGCCGCGACCCATCCGCCTTGCTGGTGGGCGGCTTCAACCGCAACACCGGCATTCTCGACGTGATCGAGGCGGCGATTAAAAAGCGCCTGCCGGACAAGATCATCGAGGACGTGATCGCCTTGCAGCGCGAATATTGCTGCCAGGTGTGGGCGATCGAAACCGTGCAGTTTCAGGAGTTTCTGAAAACCGAGCTGGTCAAGCGCTCGGCCGCGCGCGGCATTCCGGTGCCGGCGCGGGCGGTGGTGCCGCATGCGGACAAACTGCTGCGCATCGAATCTTTGCAGCCGCACATGGTCAACGGCCTGATCCGCCTGCATCCGAGCCAGCACACGCTGATCGAGCAGCTGCGGCACTTTCCGAAAGCGGACCACGACGACGGGCCGGATGCCTTGCATATGCTGTGGATGCTGTGCGTGTCGGGATCGAACAAAACCTATCAAGGGATTAATCTCAAATGGCTATAAACCGCACCTCCGACCAATTCCTGCTGGACGCTTATACCGGCCAGGGCGGCTTTGCGACTGGCGATTATCTGGTCACGCATCCCCGCGAATCGACCGACAAATTCACGCGACGCAAGGAGCTTGCGGTTTATCCGAACTTTACCCGCAAGATCGTCGATGTATTCATGGGTTTTTTGTGGCGTACCGCGCCGAATCGCGAGGTAGACGATCTCTACACCCAGTTTCTCGCCAACGCTGACGGTAATGGCAATAAGCTTGATACGTTGCTGTTTACCTATCAGCGCCTGGCGATGATCCTGGGCACCGTCTATATCATCGTCGATAAACCGAGGGCTCAGGGCCAGACCCGCGCCGACCAGGCGATGCCTTATCTGGCGCTGCGCTTGCCGCGGCAATTGGTCAACGAGGTCAAGGATGTCAACGGCGAATGGGAGTCGGTTTCGTTTTCCGAGACGGCGGCCGGCGTCACCATTACCCGCACCTTTACCAAGACGGGCTGGAAGGTCGATAGCGCGATCGGCGACAGCACAACCACGGCGGCCGGAACGTACGATTTCGGCCGCGTGCCGGTCGTGCGCCTGCATATCGCCAAGCCGCTGAATCCTTATGACACGCAAAGCCAGTCGTGGGTTTACGACCTGGCAGGGCTGAACTGGGATCTCTACAATCTGCGCTCGGAGCTGCGCGATCTGTTCCGCGCGCAAACCTTTGCGATCCTGGCGTTGCCGGTGGCTGACGAGTCGGAACGCGAGCGGTTGAAGGATTTGACGATCAGCACCGAAAACGCGCTGACCTACAACCCGACCGGCGGCGGAGAACCGAAATTTATCGCGCCGCCCGCCGATCCGGTTGATCTCTATATGAAGCAGATCGCCGACACGATCACCGATATCTACCGGGTGGCAAACCTGGAATTCGTCGGCGGCGTGCAACAATCGGGGGTAGCGCTGGCGTTCCACTTCCAGGAAGCGAATAGTTCGCTGCGGGGCATGGCCGAGCAGTGCGAGCAGGCCGAGAATGAAATAGCCCGGCTGGTGTACCTGTGGCAGGGGCAAGAGTTTAACGGCAATATCGCCTATGCGAGCGATTTTAATTTGACCGATCTGCAACAGGCGATAGGCATCGCGATGGATTCTGTCAATCTGGGGCTGGGCGCCGAATTCGACAAGACAATCAAGAAGCGCCTGGCGCGGCAGATCCTCGCCAACGATACGGCGCCGAGCACGATGCAGGCGATCGACGACGAGATCAATGCGCAGGGCGACACCTACGGGGACAGGCTGCAACAGCAGGCATGAGCAATGTGATCGAGCTATTCCCCCGCGATGACCAGCCAACCGCCACGGGGGAAGCGTTTTGCCTTCAATGCCGGCATGAATGGCAGGCCGTTGTGCCGATCGGAAAATCAGTCTGTGAGATTCTGCTGGAGTGTCCGCAATGCCAAACTATGACGGGGCGGCCGCACTACGATTTCGCGCCGGCCGGCAAGGTATGGGAATGCGATTGCGGCTGCCAGTTGTTCTACATCATGCCGGAAGGCCATTTCTGCCCTAATTGCGGCAATTACAACCGCTATTAGACCTATGGCCGACTACACCGAACTCTATCGCCGCTTGGCGCAAGAAATCCTCAAACACGACGGCAAGATAACCGGCGACGCCCGCGCCTTTGTAGCTCGCCTGACCGAAACGTTCCAGGCCGAAGGCTGGCAGCTCGGCCCCGAGGCCGAAGCGGCGCTGGCCGACTACCTGGCCGGCGCGCAAACCGCGATCCGCTCCGCCATCACCGGCGCCCTGACCACGGCCGCCGGCGCGGGCCTGGCGATGAAAAGCGCCCAGATCGCCAAACTGGCCGAGCAGGCATTCAGCGAGCAATGGCCGGATGGGCTGACCCTTTCCAAGCGCCTGTGGAGCTGGGACAGGGAAACACGCTCCGGCCTGACGCACGTCCTGCGCGATGCGATCCGCCAGGGCCAGAGCGCGAACCGCACGATCTACGCCATGCAGCGCCGTATCGAGCGCGCCGCCGGCGGCGATAAGTTCAAGATCGTCGAGCAATACCGCGACGACTGGGCGACCGAATTGTGGCAGTCCGCGCAGACGATCATCCACGACCCGAAAGCCAAGGCGCAATGGGCGTCCACGGTGAAGGACATCAAGCGCCATATCGACCAGCTCGCCGAAACCGGCACGCGCTCGGCGGCCGAGCGGCTGTTCAGTCAAATGCTGGAAGCGGTTAAACAAGGCAACGGCGATCTGGCGGCCCGGTCCGTGCATTGGTGGATCTACGACAAGCAGCTCTTTCATTTGAAGCGCATCGCCCGCACCGAAATGGCGACCGCCGCGCACCGGGCGGTGATCGACGGCACCCAGGACGACGAGACCGTGATCGGCTACCAGTGGCGGCTGTCCTCATCGCACCCGCGCCTGGACATCTGCGATTATTACGCGAATATCGAAATGGGCCTGGGCCGTGGCGTATGGACCAAAGATAGCGTGCCGCGCCACAAGGCGCATCCGCATTGCATGTGTCTTTTGATTCCGCGCGTGACGCGGATCAAGCATGCCGGTTCGCAGGATTATGCCGAGTTTGTCAAAGGCGTGACGCCGGAGCGGCGCGAGCAGTTGTTGCCGAAGTGGGCGCAGGCCGCGCTTAAAAAAGGCGCGCCGCTGGATCAGATGATCCGGGCGGACGGGTTCGG